ACGGTGGCAGGTACAGCTATACGGCTACCTCCTAGCTAACAACGGCTATGCGGTCAACCGAGTGTCACTGGTAGCAATTGCCAGGGACGGGGACGAAAGAGATGTCAAGGTTCACACCGAAGACTACAATGAGTCCATTGCACTAGAAGCACTCGGTTGGCTAGCGGCTGTTAAGGAAGCAAAGGAAGCACCAGCACCAGAGAAAGATGCAAGTTACTGTCAGTTCTACTGCAAGTTCTATGACGCAAGTGGGCAGATGGGATGCGTCGGTCTAAAAAAAGAACGTACACCAGTCAATGAAGTAATCATTGCTGATGAAGATATTGACAAGAACGCACTGTTGTACTTACAGTTAGCAGGAAAGATTAAAGAGTTAGAAAAGGAACAGGATTCTTTGAAGGCATCCTTTGAAGGAGTAATGGGTACTACTAATTCAGGTATCGAACTAAGTTGGACAACTGTTAAAGGACGTGAGTCAGTTGACAGTGATGAGGTAGAAAAACTATTAGGGTTTGTCCCTAAGAAGGTAGGAGCTGAGAGTCAGCGACTAACCGTAAAGCAAAGTGGAGGAAAGTAAATGGCTACAGAAGGAACAAAGTTTCAAATCAATTACAAGTTAAATGATGGAACACTTATCAACTTGTACGCAGCAACAGTTACAGAATTAGAATCAGGTCTTGCAGATCTTGCAATGAACGCAATGAACATCCGTGCAACAGGACTAGAACTATCAGGTGGTCAAGCACCAGCACCAACAGTTGCAGCAGTTGCTCAGCAGTTCAATGCAACACCGGTAGTTGCTGCTAAGGAACCTAACTACAATCCACAACCAGCATCAGGTAATACCTGCCGTCACGGTGCAATGACACTACGATCAGGTGTAGGACAAAAGGGTCCGTGGTCAGGCTATATGTGTGCAGCACCCAAGGGTGCGCCAGATAAGTGCGACACCATCTGGGTCCGATAACTAATGCGGGAGCCAAGTAAATACGAAGCTCCTAGTTGTGCAACAATCGGTGGTGACTTTTGGTTTCCTGATAAAGAACAGGGATCAATAAGTCTGACCGAGGCTCAGTATGCTAAATCAATTTGTAGACGTTGCCCCCACCGCACAGAATGTGCTGAGTGGGGAATATATAAAGAGAACTTTGGTATATGGGGTGGACTCTCTCCAAGAGAACGCTTCCGTATTCGCCAACAACGAGGCATTAGATTAAATCAGGAGGACGGCGTTGCTTAATCTTTCCCGCGCTTGGAGTGGAGTGCTTACCAAAGCAACACCACTGCCTGATGTGTGGAATGGGTTAGCAGTAGAAGGTATTAAGTTTCGCAGAGGCCAGGTATGTATGGTAGCTGCTGCACCTAATGCTGGTAAGTCTATGTTCTCCCTGATCTATGCAATCAAAGCCAAGGTTCCTACACTTTTCTTCTCCGCAGATACTGATACCACTACTGTAATGATGAGGTCTGTATCGCATCTATCTGGTCACTCACAAGTGACAGTCGAAGCAAACCTGTCTGGCGATAGTAAGTATTACAATGCACACTTAGACAAACTTTCACACATCAAGTGGGTCTTTGATTCATCTCCAAACATTGACGACTTGGAGTTAGAGATCAGGGCTTACGTTGAACTCTATGGACAACCACCTGAGTTGATAGTCATTGATAACCTAATGAACATCACCGCTGAGACGGACAACGAATGGGCTGGACTTAGAGCAATTATGATGGAGCTTCACGATATGGCACGCAAGACTGAGGCCTGTGTGATGGTCCTGCACCACGTATCAGAACAGTCAGAGTATGGGTCACCCTCTGAACCACCTCATCGCAGAGCAATTCACGGAAAGGTCAGTCAGTTACCTGCACTGATACTTACATTGGGCTACGAACCAGGACAGGCAACCTTGAAGGTTGCAGCAGTTAAGAATAGGTTTGGGCCACACCAACCAGATGGAAAGAAATATGTACAGTTACTGGTAAACTACGCAGCAGTACAGATATCAGACCAAAACGAGTTTGGTTGGATGTTACGAAGAGATGCAATGGCAGGATACCAAGGAGGATACAATGTATAAAGGTGAGCAGATGCACCACGTGCCAGAAAAAAACAAAAAAGAAAAGACAGAAGTTTCAGAACTAAAGAATACTTACCGAGACAATCTCAAGTTAGATGCACTACGTGCAGATGTTGATGCACTTAAGGTAGACCTAACCAACTTCGTTGCTGCCTTACTGCAATCTGGTGTTGTCGAATTAGTCAAAGACGAAGAAGGCAACATCGTCTATAAGATCAACAAGGTTGTACTGGTAGATGAGTCAGTACAACAAGACTAAAGGTTCTCAGTTTGAGACAGATGTTATGAAGTGGCTACGTAAAAGCGGAGTCATTGCAGAGCGTCTGACTAAAGCTGGGGCAAAGGATGAGGGCGACATCGTTACTGTTATCGCGGGAGAAACCTATATCCTTGAACTCAAGAACAGGGCAACCCTTTCCTTGCCTGAGTTCTGGAGAGAAGCACAAGTTGAGGCGCTTAACTATGCTAAGGCAAGAGGTCTTGGGGAAGTCCCTCTGTCTTACGTGGTAGTTAAGCGTCGCAACTCTTCAATAGATCAGGCTTGGGTAATCCAAGACTTAACTCAATGGTTAAAGGAGAAACAGTAATGCCAGTTCCAGGTGGAGAAATTACAACGTCAGAGATACTTGTACCAGAAGTTGTACCAGTAGAGGAAGTAACAGAAGAAGCTGAAGATGATTTGCCAGAATTGTCTTAAAGGCGGAGAAGAAAACACACTTGCTCACTACAAGCGTGCAACTAATTGGCACGACAAGTGCGACTTTAAGGGGTGTGTATGCCAGCACAAGACTGGTCCAGGGTACGTAAAGCGGGACGGTTCAAAGGTGCCGTTGATGCAAACTCAATCCCCATAGGAGCAATCGTTTCCCACTATGGAGGTGAAGTACGTGAAGGCAAGAGTGCTTCGGTTCGTTGCTGTTTACATAGTGACAGTAGACGCTCAGCAGTTATCAATACTTATGACAATTTATATTTCTGCCATACCTGCGGTAAGGGTGGCAACGCAGCTAACTTAGTGTGCATACTAGAGAACTTGGAGTTTAATGATGGCCTCAAACGTGCAGTCGAAATTGCTGCTGGAAGCGGCGCAGCAATACGCACAGGCAATAAGTCCAGAGGCTCTAGCCGTACTCGAAGGACGTGGGATCTCTGAAGAGACAGCAGGACTGTTTCAGTTAGGGACTATTACTAATCCAATCAATGGTCACGAGATGTATGAAGGGTGGCTATCCATCCCATACATCACTGCCTCCGGTGGTTGTGTTGGCTTTAAGTTTAGAAGATTAGATGATGCCAAGCCTAAGTATGGTTCACCTACTGGGCAGAAGGCACACCTGTATAACGTATGTGACATCACTGTTGACTCACCTTACATCGTTGTATGTGAAGGTGAACTAGATGCGATAGTTACTAGTGGTGAGCTTGGTATCCCTGCCGTGGGTGTACCTGGTGTTGCTGCTTGGAAGTCACACTTCCCAAAACTATTTGCGGGGTACGAAACTATTTATGTTGTCGGAGACAACGATATTAAAGAGGATGGGTCTAACCCTGGTGCTGAGTTTGCTAAGCGTGTGGCTAACGAGGTAATGAACTCACAGATTGTTACACTACCACCAGGTATGGACATCAATGATTACTACTTGGCTAATGGAATTGATGCTACGAGGAAGTTACTGATAGGGGAGTCGAATGTATGACGATGACAAGAAGCGAGTGGGACACGATGGTACAGACTTTGCAGCATATGGGCTTCCAGATCCTTTCCGTGGATACGCAAAGCGAAACAATAACAATACGCCCGATACCAACACGTTCATAGCTGATGTCTGGGCTACCTTAGATAGTGCAGGTAACCTGCTCATCAAGAAGCACAAAGACTACGGCCCAACTAACATTAGCCTGTCTCCAGGTGGACCGCTCAATGGATTGCGTGTGCGTATGCACGACAAGACTGCACGCATCAACCACTTGATTGATAGCGGTGCAACACCAGAGAACGAGTCACTGCGAGATAGCTTCATTGATCTACTGAACTACAGTGCTATCGCACTGATGGTCTTAGATGGTAAGTGGCCTCGTGACTGAACTACACCCAGTAATCTATGACCTAGTACCTAGCGTTGCTAACACTATCCATCGTAGGTATAACAAACACGTTGAGAAGGATGACATCAAGCAAGAGTTGATGGCGTGGGCTATGACTAGAGTAGAAGATCACATCATTGATCTAATGGAACCTATCGAAGAGCGACGCAGACACAACGAGCAACGCATTGCTTGGCAGATGAAGCGTGCAGGCGAACGCTATGCACGCAAAGAGAAGGCAGCTAAGTCTGGCTATCAGACTAATGATGAAGCCTACTACGAGTCAGCAACTCTTGGTCAGTTGCTTCCCTTTGTTATTGCATCAGTCATAGATGGCACAGTATTAGAGCAAGCACAAGAGATGATTAGAGATGGGCAACCTAAAGGTTCATCATCTCCAGCAGAAGGTGGCAACCTACTTGCTAACCTCATTGACATCAAGAAAGGTTTTCTTAAACTAGACCAAGAAGACCAAGCCCTCTTACGTATGCGCCATCACGAGAGCTTTACCCTGCAACAGATAGCACAGGTACTAGAGTGTGCTATCTCTACTGCAGATCGTAGGTGTGCTCAGGCTTTGCGTAGGTTGCAGGATAATCTTGGCGGGGTTAGTCCCTGGCAATGAACGAAGAGTTGTTATTTACCTTCTTGCGTGAGAGTTTATACCCAGATTTAGTAAAGTCTGAGGGCATCTTCGATGCCTATGACTGTATCTCTAGGCAAGCAGGTCACTACATAGAGTTAAAGTGCAGGGCTACACACTATGACACCTTGCTGATTGAAGAGATGAAGTATCGCAAGCTCATCACACAAGCAGCAGAGCGTGATCTTATTCCGTACTACATCAACTCTACACCTGCCGGTATCTTCTCCTTTGACCTATTGGATTTACCAGAACCAGTATGGTTTAATCACCAGATGCCTGCCACTACTGAGTTTGACAGGGTTGAGAAGGTTGAGAAGTTAGTAGGTTATCTACCCATAGAGGAAGCGGTGCAGCTCTAATGCAGTACGACTATCGTTGCCCTGATTGCAACACAGTATTAACTATTGAACGGTCTATCCACGAGGAACCTCGTGAGCCATCTTGCTTTGACTGCCACATACCTATGATACGTAAGTGGGACTCTCCCGCAATTACCTTTAAGGGTAAAGGATTTTACTCTACTGGTGGATAGTGCTATGCTTTAGCTCTCGGCAAGCGACCGCTTGTAGAGTGCTAGCAAAAAGCCCCCGCCAGTTACGGCGAGGGCTTTTTGTTTTGCTAGGAAAGGGTTAGAAACCCAGCAAGATTATTTAGTACCACCCTCGTCTATCGGAGTGTCCGAGAGCGCGGCACGCACTCCCTCCATAGCGGTGATTAAGGTATCGTAAACCGTGAAGGACTTGAAGTTCAGGTTGTCCACTACGCTCTCTAAGGAGTTGAGCAATTCCAAAAGCCGAGCTTCTTGGTTTGCCCTCAGCGTCTCTTGGGCGAGCAAGGTGGTCGAAGCGGGATTCACGGGTCCATAAGGTGACAAGACATCTGATTTGGTCTTGATTGTAGCCGAGTGCTCGTGCGTAACTAACTGCAAGTGCCTTGTTCTCACGCTTCTCCTCCATTGTAGCCTTCGTCCTCTCCCGCATCTGCGGGATCTCCAAAGGCAGGTGTGTTGTTCGCTCTGGTATGAATACCCACAGTAAGCCTACTATTACTATCAATGATCCAAGTCTTGCCCTCTTGCTCATCAAAACTCCTTTGTTCATCAAGCAGTTGCTTGTATGTTTCTGGGTATAGGTGCGCTAGGCGCACGAGTGCCTTGTCTCTTGCCCTTCTGTAATTACGGTAGTGGATAGATTGTTTCCCGCTTACCTGCTTACTCTCCATTGATCTTGTCCTCCCACACTATAAGTACATAGACTATCACCATTACCGCAGCTATCCCTAACCAATACATCATACTTTTACCCTCTCATACTTCGTCATAACAGATACCACATAGCCACCAAGCGTGGACTTCGATTACTTCAGACTCCGGTGTCTGAGTTTCACATCTGCTGCACTTAACAGTATCCTCTGTCATCTACCTACCTTCCTTGCCTGTTGAATAATCTCGGTTATGTCTATGCTCTGCCCTACTAAATGAGCATCTTCCTCATCACTATCCCAAGCACTCACCAACAGGCGAGCATTAGCGGGTGCAAGAGTCAGCCATTGGATAGCCTGCTCAGCATTAGCCCCGCCCCACTCAGCTCTCCCGCTCTCGTCCACTACCTCATACAAGAGGATCAGTTCAGACTTGCGCGGGTGTATGGTGTAGATGTTACTCATTCTCGTCCTCCTCGAACCCGAATAGCTGAGTCAGGGCTGAGTTCGCCCTGCGTAGGTTAGCGATAGCTCTGGCTATCTCCTCCTGTTGCAGATCTATCTCGGCTTGATTAAGGCATAGATCTACCTTAGCTTCTAAGTATTCTCTATTCATTACGCTACCTCCTCTAGTTTAGTCTGACACTTGGAACAATAGACCTCTTGCCCTTCCCAATAACCCGCACGACCACAATGCCACCACGATACTTCACTATCCTCTTTCATCTCCCACTTATTCATTACGCTATCTCCTCTACTATTACATCATCATAACCTTTAACCTCGCGGTAAAACTCAGCTACACGCTCAGCATCTATCTTGTGCGTGTAGTGTTTCCAATTAACCTCACTACCGCCTACCCATACTGTCCACTTACTCATTGCTCTCCCCCTTTAGGTGGCAAGGACAAGAGCAAGCGTAGGTATCTTGCACGCTATCCTCACAGAGCTGGTGTCTATCTTGTACGCAACTGCTATTCATTGCCCTCTCCTTCGTTAGTAGGTAGTACTCTACCCTTCCATTGTGTTTCGATTACCTTGATGTCGTCCTCACCCGTAAAGATATAGTCCCAATTCCAGCTTTTAGGATCTCCGTCATAGGTTTCTATCTCTAGCGTTACTAGGTATCTATCTTTCATAGCCCACTACCTCCCACGCGCTATTAAGTTTAGCCTCTTGCCACTCTCCACAATGCTCGCAAGAATAGTCTGCGTTAATTGTGGATAGTACTAGCCCGCGTAACCCACAGAATTTACACTTATCCATTACGCTATCCCCTTTGCATCATTAGCTATCGCCAAGATAGACACTAGCTGCTCGCCTATCTCATCATCATTGTCTATATACTCTCCCTCGCCTAAGTGAGCAGGTTGCCACTCTCCCGCCTCGGTGTCATAGATAGTGCCGTCAGTAAAGTGAGCTGCCTCGGTATCGGTATCCCACTCCCAGCCTCCCTCACTAGTGTACTTAATTACGAAAGTGTGTTCGATCATTTACTTTCCCTCTTTCCCGTCCATTAGATCGCATTTAACATCTGGAAATTCGTGTTCTGCTTGACATAGTGAACATAAGCCATAACCAATGGAGTCAATAGCCTCTTGTAGTGTCTTAAATTCCATTACTTACCCTCTCCCTCAATTAGTATTGCCACTCCGTCACACCCGTACTCCAGCAGCGGGTTATCGCATACACGCAAGCACTCGCCCTCGCACTCGCAATTACTCTCGTCTCCCGCGTGTAGTATGCGCCAGCTACCTGACCCGCATAGCTCGCACTCTCTCGCCTCATTACTGAGGGCGCGTAGTATGTCCATTGTGTCCATTACGCTACCTCCTTAGCCTTTTTGCACCCATTACACACTATGCCCACACCGATCTTAATTGTGTAACTAGGCAACCTCTTGCCATTACTTAGCGTTATGTATAGTGCCTCATTACTATTACACTCCATACATACCGGCTTGCTTTTCTTAGTCATTTACTTACCCTCTCCCTCTTTCGCTATCTCCTCTTGTAGGTATTCGATAGCTACCTGTCGTGCATTGATGTAGCCCGTGCCTACTATTGTGCGCGGTGCTACCTCTCGCGCTAATAGTGCATTAAGTAGCTCTTGATTAGTCATCTTGCCCGCCTCCGCTAGCGTGTATTTATAGCTCATTGATTAGCCACCTCTCGCACCTGTTCACGCCATAGGCGTATCGCTTGTCGCTTGGTGTAGCCGTAGTACACGCGTGTTAAAAAGTGGTGATCGCTTTCTCCCTCCAATACGCCCGTGATCTTCCACGCCCCACTATGTCCGATCTTTTCTACGGTCATTTATGCCACCGCCTCGACATAATAGCCGTGCACCTGATAAAGCTTTATCAAGCGCTTAACCGCTGCGGGGGTGAGATCACCCTCGCCCACTACCTCGCGTGTCTCAATGTCCACGAGCTTAACGCGTGTTTTTTGTCTGCTCATTGTCTAACCCTTTCTAATGTCGGCTTAGTTGCCGACCACCGCCCACGGGTAAGCCCGTGGACGATAGTCACCAACTAAAGATCGCACGCTGCGAGATCCTCGCACCATTCCCACCCGCTACCATTCCAAAACAGGTGCGCTGCTACCTCCCACAAGCCCCACACCGCTAGCCCTATCGCCACGCCTAGCACAAGCCACCCGCGAGGGGTTAAGTTACTCATTACCGCCCCGCCTTGTCTAATTGGCAGCCGTGACAATCGCATAGCTGCGGGGCGATAGTGCAATTCCACCGCGCAGACTTTCGCGCCTTGTTGAGTGTCTCGTATTGTGTAATAGGTGCGCCCTCGCTATCGGTAGCCCATTCGCGCCCGATCTCGCCGTAAGGGCATAGGGTTACTATCTCGTAATAGCGTGGGTCGTTGTCGCGCTTGTTGCTAACGATAACCATAAGGCTATCAACGCCTCGCGGGCTAATTCCCACGGGCTTAAAGTCTGCAATTCGTGAATTAAAAAAGCGCATAGTCTCACGGGTAAAAAAGTACCCTTGTGCCTTGCTAGCTATCTGACTCTCGTGCCAGATCTCAGCGGGGCGGGTAGGGTAATTACGACACCCGTTGCAAGAGCAAGGGAAAGAGAGCTTTCCTTTTGTCTCTTGTGTGTTAGTCATTTACTTATTCTCCGATCTCGTTTAGTTGTGTGAGTAGGTTAGCTATGTTGTTTGTTACCTCGTAAAAGTCATTGCTGCTCACTGTTTTTTCCATTAGATCATTTAGTGCGGTCTTTAATAGTGTGATGTCTAGCTTGTTGGCGTAGATCTCAATTGGCTTAACATAGATGTCGGTGATGTTCATTGGTAACCCTTTCGTTAGGTGGATACTTACGGGTCAATTATGGGTGACTATCCCCCATAGTGTCAAGCCCTAACGGGTAAGGGTTTAGGGCGTGTCGCAGCTCTTAACAAGGTAGACAGTAAGGGCGCTTATGTCTAAGGGTTAGCGGGCTAGGTAGTGAGCTGATCTAGTAGGACAAGGGACAAGGCTAGGCGATTAAGTCACGGGTAAGAGCTGCGCCGGTATCGGTTAGGGCTAGCGGTTACCAGTTGCAAGGGTAGGCAGCTGCAAGGTTAGGCGGTTACTTAATAGCTGCAAGGGTTAAGGATCAGGGTAGCCGTAGCGGTAGGCAGCCCGTTGCCTTTTTCTAACACCATAGACAGACAGCCGGCTTCTGTCTAACCCTAAACCATACGGTTAGCCTACCGCGCAGCAACGGACACCCACCCATTTAACTTTTGCCCGCAGCGGTATATACACTCCCCAACAAAAAATATTTGCTAAAGTGAAAGCTGATCTAGCCTCTGACCTGCGGTTTTATATACTGTGATGAAGGTCACATCTGTAAAACGGGAAATGCGTTAAATTTCCTGCCTTATATATAGTAAGGGGTTTTAATAGGAAAAGCCCTGAGCAGTCAACGGTTGGCCTCTTACGAGGCCCCTAGGCCGAGTGCAGACTTACCCCTCAGTTCGCTGTGGCTCCTTCGGGCGTTAAGCCCGAACTGCCCAGTACTTTTAGTGGGGATAGGTCTATCTACTGGTAGATAAAACCTTCCTCGCCTAGTATAAGGAATCTCTGATTCCGGCCGAGGCCTACGCGCCTCGTGTAAAAATAAACCGATTCCGGCCCGTCCCCAATAAATTTTAGGAGATCACGTGGCTGACAATAGTGCCGACATCGCCAAGAGAATCATCCTTGGTTGTGTAGCAGAGGGTATGACCATCGAGCAGGCTTGTGCCTCCGCTGGTAAATCCATTAAGACTTACGAGTACTACCGACGTACCGATAAGGTCTTTACAGACAAGGTTGACCGAACACGCCTAGGACTTAAGGACAAGTCCTTTGCCTCCGGTGATGTTCACGACTTAACCTTTGCTGAGTTCCGCGAGAAGTTCCTCCACTCTAAGACCTTCCCACACCAGCAAAACTTGGTAGATATGATCGAAGGCCGCGAACCTGGTTGGCTACACCCTTCTATGAAGTATGAGCCAGGGCTAGCATCTAATAGAATTTTATTGAACATCCCGCCCAACCACGCCAAGTCCATTACGATCACGGTGGACTATGTAACGTGGCAGGTAGTGCGTAACCCCAACTTTAGAGTTTTGATTGTTTCCCAGACCCAGCAGTTAGCTGCCGACTTTCTCTACGCCATCAAGCAACGCCTGACTCATCCGATGTATGAATCACTCCAACAGGCTTACGCTGCTGGCGTAGGGTTTAATTCCAAGAGCGCATCGTGGCAGGCAACCCGCGTCACCTTTGGTTCCGAGCTACGTGAGTCTAGTGAAAAAGATCCAAACATCGAAGCCATTGGTATCGGTGGTCAGATCTACGGTAAGCGTGCAGATATGATTATCGTAGACGACGCTGTTACCTTAAAAAACGCTAACGAGTTTGAAAAGCAAATCCGCTGGTTAACCCAGGACGTGCGATCACGTTTGAACCCTACGGGTAAACTTGTAGTTATTGGTACGCGTGTTTCTGCTATGGACCTATACCGCGAGCTACGCAACGAAGACCGCTACCCTGGTGGACTGGTCCCGTGGAAGTACTTGGCAATGCCAGCACTTTTGACTACGCACGAAGACCCTGACAAATGGGAAACTTTGTGGCCAGCATCTGATGCGCCATTCGATGGTCAGATGGAATCTGACAAGAACGAAGACGGCCTCTACCCTAGATGGAATGGTCGCAACCTTTACAATGAACGCCAAGCTATGGATGCAAGTACCTGGGCTTTGGTGTATCAACAACAAGATATCTCAGATGATGCCATCTTTGATCCGGTATGTGTGCGAGGTTCTATAGATGGTATGCGTAAAGCAGGTCGCTTGGTTCCTGGTAACCCAGGCCATCCGCGTGATGTTAATGGCTTTTCTTTTATTTGTGGTCTTGATCCCGCTATGGTTGGTGATACAGCCGTCGTTTGTTACGCTGTTGATAGGGCTACACATAAACGCTATATCGTTGATGCTATTAAGATCACTAGGCCAACGCCTGCTGCAATACGCCAACTAATCTTTGACTGGACTTCCCTATACCAGCCCAGTGAGTGGAT